CAACCTCTAAGGTCGAGATAACCGCCAATGCTCTTAGGCAATGTTATCACTTTAAGGTCGCAACCGCTAAGGTCGAGATAACCGCCAATGCTCTTAGGCAATGTTATCCCTTTAAGGTCGCAACCTCTAAGGTCGAGATAACCGCCATTGTAATGCTTAACGCAATAATTAAAAAAGTAAGTAAAATTAATAAATCTATTTTTAAAACTTTCCTCGTACTCGTTTTTGTCCTGTCTGAAATTGTCATTATATCTTAGTTCTAGCGTTCCATCTGGCATGTAATGCCCCTCTTGCCATATTTTGTTATCCAGTTTTAAATGCTTCTCTGTTTCACCGTGGGAGTTTAAATCCCACACTGCAATCTCCGGCTTTCCGTCTGCATCTGGCTTGTGAAAGAAACTTATAAATTCACACATTATAACAACCCTCCTTTGGCTTTAATCTCGCTATATATACTTTTCCCTCTTGGTGTGTTATCCCCGAAATGCACCCCACTATTTACCAGTGACTTCTCTAAACTCATTCTCACATTTAACCCAATACCCTCCTCTGTCATAGACTTAATATCTTGATGCAGTTTTTCCACTTCCGCTTGTAGACATATCATCCCCATACGGTCAAGGTGCAATAGTTCCACAACCTCGGACTTTATTTTCTTTAGTAAGGTCTGCTTGTCCGCACCTTTTTTACTATCTATATCGTATTTCGCCATTAATTCCAGTGTCAACTTAGCTTCTTTCCTATCTATATTCTGTTTCGCTTCCAGATGTGCCTTGTATTTCTCATTGTAGGTGTCTGTGAGAAGTTTTCGGGCTTCCGGTATTAGAGCAAGTGCTTTATCGATATCGGTTAGTTGCATTTTTCCTCCATAATTTAATCATTATAGCATATTACAGAACCAATGTCAAGGGTTATTTTTCTTAATACCGTCTATTGTTTTCTTTACAACGTAAAACTTACGTGAACATTGTTTTTTTTATCATCTATCCAAGTAAAAATATCTGCATTGTTTACCTTTATCATAACCTTTTCTTAATCCCCATCGATAAGCAAGAGCAGTAATAGTATTTAACAAACCTGATACTTCTTTTTTGTTATCAATAGAATAAGGTTTTAATATTAAAAACAATACCTTTTCTTTTACAATCTCTATTTCAGCACTTAGTTTATTATTCTCTTCGTCTGTCATTTCCCCTCCTCTATTGCCTTTTCTAATTGTTGTTTTTCTACTGACATACAACCTTCCTCAACTATTCCTTTTTCGTTAAAAGTTCCTTCACAATTTTCACTTTTACATTTTTCTAATCCTTCGCATTTGTGTTTATATGCAGGAAAACATTCTGCTAAGTGGTCGCAATCACAAGGCATTAAATCTTCAAGTAAACAAGAACAGTAATAATCTAAGTCAATTAAACCGTCAAAGCCATTATCCTTTAGATATTTTGATATTATTTCTCTTATGTTCATCTTTCCTCCTGTATTGCTTTTTCTGCTTCAATTTCTGACAATAATAAATCCCTATCTATCGCCGTCAGAGGTGTATCATCTATTGCTTTTAGTCCTTTGTATTTGTGCATTGTCTTTATTATTTGAATCGCCTTCTCCAACCCTAACTTATATCCTTTTGCTACTCCTCTTGTTTCGCCTTGTTTTATATGGTCAGTAAAACATTCTACGCAAAAACTATTGTGATGTTCTCTACCTTGCCTTCTGCCTTCCAATAGGGCGAGGGTTTCGAGTTCGTCTAACACTCCAGAGCAAACACTACCGCATGTATCTTCATCATAGTCAAAACATCCTATTTTCTGTTTTCTACAGTCATCAAATACTTTACTTTTCCCCTCTTCATAATTACTCTCTTTCTCTTGTTTGGGTTCTGGCTTATTTAGCTCATCTATTTTTTTTCCCCAAGCATCAGGATAATCTCCCGACACTTCTGGTTTCGGCATAAGTTTTACTACGCAATTAAATATTTCTCTTATTGGTCTTGCTATGCAAAAACCACCTACATTTATCCCTATTAAGTTTGACTTTGTTTTGAAGATAGACGGGCTGTAAAAATCCCCTTCCTTCTCTCTCCATAATTCAACATCTTCATTTTTACAACTCTTTTGCTCAGTCATTCTCCTTTCCCTCCGCTAGACATTGTTTGCATTTAAGAGTTCTTGGCTGATTTCTATACCATTCACTTTCAAATCCAATATGCCCATATTTTGCACAAACACTATTTGCACCAGTGGTATCAAGTGACATATGTTCGCAGGTCTTATAATTATTATTTTCGCAATACTTCCCTTTTGGTACACTCATTTTACCTCCGTTTGTTTTTCTACATCCAATTCTCTTTTAATGACCGATATTTTATAGCCAATGTTGCTTACATAACAAATTATTTTATCTTCTTCTGTTGTGTTCTGTAAACCTTTAGCCGATACTTCTATTTCTTTTGCCAACTTATTTATCAATTCTTTTTGTGTCATTTTCCCTCCCTTAGATTTCTCATTTATTGTACCATAATTCTTTCCACTTGTCAACAACTATTTTACCGTGTTTAACACAAACACTAATGCACCAATCACCGCAAGAAACAACCCCACCGCCACCAAACTAACCATAAAATCGCCTTTTATCTGATTTAATCTCCTGCTCATTTTTTCTCCTTTTTGGTCATTTTTGGTGTTTTTCGGGAGAGCTTGTCAAGCTTTAACTGAAATATCCACCAAATAAAAACCCTTATTCTACCAATCCAACAGAATGTTTTTAAAAAAACTTCTGTTTTCTCTTGACAAACCCGAAAAAAAAGTGTATAATAGATATGTGGTATCTTCTACAAGCTTCATAAATCATACAGTGATATATCGGGCAGTCGCCCTAATGTAAACGGTTAGTATGTAGCAAAAGGTTTAGAACGAACAGCAAGGACAGAAAACAAACCCAGCCGAACAATAACCCTCCCGACTTAATAACCCGATACCAACTGTTCTTAATCTTGGTAATTATAGTTCTTGAAATGTTAATCATAAGATTAACAGCTTCCGTACAAATTGGAGTTAATAAAATCTTGCTCATCTTCTAATCCTCTTGTTATCTCCCCGATAATATCTCTCTGGGTAGTTAAAATGCTTTCCGTGTTTTCTAGTTCCTCAATATCAATTATCTTTTCTATATCTTTTATCTTTTTCATATTTGCTCCTTTTAACTTTCTATATTTTTAATAAACTTTGACATTTCTTTTTTGTTATTAAAAATCTTAATATCCCAAAATTCGCTTCCGTCCCTATGTTTCTTTATTCCGTCATAGTAACTAACAACATATTTTGCCTTGCCGATATTGTATTGTATATTGTATTTCATCTTACCCCCTTGTAATATTCATTAACAAACCCTCTAAACTTTTCTAATGCTTCTAGTGTTTCCTTTTTGTGTTCCTTGATGTATTGTATACGTTCCTTGCCTTCTGGTAGCCCTTTACCCACCCACCAGACCCCTTTTAGGGCTTCTATTGCTTCTAGGCGTTCCGGTAGCTTAAAATCGTAGGTGGTTAGAATATGAGCTATTTTGTCAAACCCCACCATTAAGGGGTTTTTCCAGTCATCAATAAGGGCTATTGTACTGTCAATCCCTTCTGATGTGATCCTGTCAGTCAAAATGTCCCTTTTCACTATTTGTATATCGTTTAAATAATCTTGTTTTGTCATAATTCCCCCCTTATTCCTGCCCTATTGGTTAGGGCTTACCGTGTTATTCTAATTCTAATAATTCTAAATACATTTCAGAACACTTAATAAATGACTTGTCATTAAACATTGTATTGTAAGCCCTGTTTTTACCATAAACTAAAATATTATTAAAATTTGTCCTTATTTCATTTTTAACCTGATGGACTGTACCGCCTTGCCACCCTAAAAACCATATAACATTTTCAAGCGTCCACTTTTCTATAAACTCTTCAATTTTCTTTTCCATTTTCCCTACCCCCATTTCCCTTTACTATCTGGTTATTATCATACTAACAAAACATTGTTATTTTGTCAATAGTTATTTTTTAGATAGTTTGTAAATGCTTATGTATCAAGCATATAATAGCATAAAATAATTATTTTAATTACAGAAAAAACGCCACAATTAGAAAAAACTTACAGGAATAATAAAACGGGATTATACACTACACTACACTACTACACTTATAGGTGTAACAGATATATAATCGGCTATACTAACCAACAATAACAGGTAGTAAGTGGTATATCATACCATATAGGGTGTAATATCGCCACAATCGATTTTAAGCAGGGTCAATAAAGCTAGGGTATATAACCTATGGTTAGTAGTGTTTAAACTCAGCAGAAGGCAACGTGAGAAGGTTTTGCAATGCTAATATAAAACCATTAGCAATAGACCAAGGCAATCGCTAGTATATAAAAAGCGGGGTTAACACCCTAAAAACTTACCTATATACCAATAAAGCTCTTAACTATAGCTTTTTTGTCTTTTTCTTTGTTCTTATATAACTTAATAGCAGTCTTACAGTGCTACTATAGAGCTAGTAGCAATAGAGCAAAAGCAGTCAGTAATGGTAAAGACTTACAACCTGCAAAAGGGGATTAAAGCATAGTGTTAGATAGCTCGTAAAGTGCCTTAAACTATATCTTATTAAACACTACTATGATAATACTACAGAAAGTAAAAGGTTTCAAATGAAACTATCTAATAGTTGAAGTAGTTTGCAATAAAGCATATAAAACAATATAATATGGACTATTAAGAGCAAAAGCAAACAAAGCAAGAGCAATGCAATGAGCAGTATAGGTGCAGTTAGTAGGTGTTAAAGCCATTTCATATATACCAATACACCCAATAACAGGCAATAGTACAACATAGCGTTTTTGCTAAGTGCTTATGTATCAGGCATATTATGCTGTATTTCTGTTAGAATGCAACCTTTTCGCCTCGAGATGTGTCTAATGTGTATATACACTATAATTGGAGGGTAAATGATTTGTAGATATTGCGGAAATAGTTATAATATAATGCTTTCTGACGGTTTATATTGCAGTAAACAATGCCAAAGTGCAGGACGCAAACAAACAAGGGAAGACCAAAAAACAAGAACAACTTGCACATCCTGGGTAAACATAAGAAACACTGTAAGGAAAAGGGATAATTGGACTTGTCAAATATGTGGAAAGAAAAAAGGTATCACTCTTCACTGTCATCACATAATACCATATAGAGCAAGTAAAGATAATAGTATTGATAACCTCATAACTCTTTGTAGTTCTTGTCATAGTAAAGAAGAAAGAAAGTATTATAATAGTTTATGGTTCGACACTATAAAATAAAATACTGATATAATCAGCACAAAGTCTCACTTTCACTAGCGAGACATCACTTACTGCCAGGGCTTTCCAGTGATAAACAAAGCAGGGTATACGCCATAACCCTTATAACGTATAGCATATGTGTTGCTGTTCAATGCTATGTGCTACTATGCTATTGCACTTGTCCCAGAAGCCCAATGCCACCCGAGAGTGTAATATGACTATGCACCCCCACATCTGATTCCAAATTGTCCGATAAGTGCTTATTCTATAATGACTTTTCTTAATAAGTGGCTGTAAAATTTGATTTTATAATCAAAGTATCAAAATATGGGTAATTATCAAAGAAAAGGTATGGAAGTTGGTATAGAAGGTTCTGAAAATTATGATTACTTAGTGTCTGGGGGGTTGTCCGAAGCTGTCGGAGAACGGTACTATTTGGGGTAAGTGTTAAGTTTATTATGTAAGTCCTTACGTGTCAGGGATATTTTGTACAGGTGGTTTTCGGCGATATAATTATCCACAATTTGTAGATTTTAAATCGTCTTATGTTATAATATGTTTAATGAATTTGGCAATAGTTATCCACAGGTTGGATGTTTTGGAAAACAGTTATTAACAAAGATAAGCAATTTTAGTTAACATAATATTTCTAAATCTGTGGATTAGGTTGTGGATTGCGGTTTGTTTTTTTGGTTCTTTTCCTGTCAAATTCGGGCTTATTACCTTAGAAAGTAGTAGTTATATTTAATAAAAGCTTTTATAATTAAGTGCTTTAAGAGCTTTAACCCCATACCAACCCTCTTTTAACCTTTATCCCCTATAGTCCCCTTTTTCCTTACTCCCTTCCTTTCCCCTTTTTAAAGGATTTCTGAAAAACAGGAAAACAATAAATATGAGATTTATCTGGTTAAGTGAAAATGATGGTCGTGACCAACCACTGTAATGGGTCTAAATCGCACCACGTTTCGTTCTAGTGCATTTTTTTTAAGTTTTGGTATCAGAGTACCACAATCGGTTTTGAACTCGTTTAAATCAATCGTAGAGAGGTTTTTAATGTCGTTTAGGGCTTAACTCATTATGTATCAGAGGTATATCGTATGCATTATTTAATACGGCTTCTATATATAGATAAATTTCAACCATTTTTGTTGTGTTAAAATTTACAGTAGTTACCCAACGAGGAACTATCGAAAATAATACCACATAAAATCTGTGGATTAGACTGTGGATAATTTTTCTGCTTATAGGCGTTTGTCACAAAATCACGAAAAACACAAAAACAAAACCCTTATAGAATAAGCCCAACAGAGCCGTTTTGAAAACCGTTCTGTTATCTATTGACAAAGTGCGAAAAAATTGCTATAATAGAGTATGGGGGAAAAAACACCTGACAGTAAAGAAGATAAGCATATACCCTGCAATATGTGTGGTAAGGACACCAAGGTATCTTCAACTGCTGTAGACGTTATTTGTGCAAGGTGTGTTGTGGATATTCAGGAAGAAATGAATTATGAAGGAAAGAACATCTTTGAAGATAAATCACCGAGCGTTCTCGGGCAAGTTACTTAGGTAACTACTAGGGGAGCTATCCATATAGGATTGAGACTCCCCAACGAAAATTAGCACTAGAAAGAGGATAAAGTGGAAGAAACAAAAGTTACTGAACCCAAAGTTGGGGGAAAACGGGCTGGAGCAGGTAGACCAAAGTCCAAAACCGTAGTAGACGAAGAATCAAGTAATAAAGCCCAAGCGGGTATGATGAAACTCTACAAACTCGCTCTTGGTAATTTAAAGAAAGATATGACATCATCAGATGAGAAGATAAGACAAAATGCTTCTCTGTATGTATCAAGAACCGTAATACCCGACAAGATAGAAGCCAAAGACCCATCGGAGGGCTTAAGTGTTTCAGAAATCGCTTCCAGAGTATTTGCACTCTTCACTGCTAAACTTAACGAATACAGAAATAATGGCAGTGTTAAACCTAATGTCGAAAGACGAATTGAAACAGATGTACCAAGACCTTCTGACGTTGGAGGATTACAAGACAACAAGGAAGATAGATTACTATGTCCCGCACCAGAAGCAGTTGCAGTTCCACAAGAGCCAAAAGCGTAAGAGAGTTTTCTTTGGAGCAAATGGAGCGGGCAAAACGCAGGGAATGGCTGCCGAGGTTTACTACTTTGTAAGTGGCAAACACCCATATAGAAACGATATTAAAATACCTTGTGATGTTTGGGTTGTATCAGTAGATTATCCTACAAGCAAGGGAGTAGCAGAAAAGAAAATTAAGGAATTATTCCCGTTAGATGAAATAAAGAAATGGAATGAAGCAGACCGAATACTAGAGATGAAGAATGGAAGTACGGTAGGATTTAAGTGCCTCCGTGGAGACCAAGAAGTATTACTTTCAGATGGGACATATAAAAGTATTTCTTCGATTAACGCTGGTGACGAGATTTCCGTAAGAAGTCACTTTGGTCGTGGCGGGGTATTAGATAAAACTGGCAAAATAAAGACTGTATTTTCCGGTAAAAAGAGTAAACTTATAAGGTTAATTTTTTCAGGAAATAGAGAAATAGTTTGCTCTCCTGAACACAGAATATTTAATGGATTAAACTGGAAAAAAGCGGAAGAATTTAAAACACACGATACCGTACCATATTATGGAGTTGCTGAACCAAAGAAAGCAAAAGAGTATAATTTATCTCCGTGGTTGTTGGGATTTATACTGGGAGATGGGTGTATAACTGGGAAATCGGTAAAAGTATGCATTTATGATAAAGATATATATGATAAATGCAAGTACGAAGCTAATTCAATAGGATTATTATTAACGCACGACGGGAGTAAGGGAAGTTATAGCATAACACAGGGAAGAAGTGGGTGTGGTTTTTACAGTAAAAGGAATAACAAGGGATATGCAACAGCGTCTCGTAAAAGTTGGTACATGGAACACCTTAAAGAAATTGGTTTGTGGGGTAAAAAATCAAGAAGCAAGTTTGTACCAGACGATATCTTTAAGTCAAACAACAGATGCGTCGCAGAGTTTTTATCTGGATTATTATCTGCTGACGGAACAATAAAAACAGATAAAAAAATTATTTCTCTAGCCACGTCTTCTAAAAAAATGGCAATAGACGTGCAAAGACTATTTGATAGATTCGGTATCAAAACAGCCAATAGATATATTAGACAAACAGATAGTTACAGAGTAGAAACACAGGGAGAGTTTTATACTAAATTATTTTCTAGTGTAATACCTTGGTTTAAATATAAAGAAAAATACTGGAATATAGTTAATGGATGTAAAGACTCACAAAAGACACACAAGTTGTACATTAAAAAAATAGAAACAGTTGATGACGACTGGGTGTTTGATATAGATGTCCCAGAAACAAAATGTTATACAATAGCAGGATGTGTAGCTGTTCATAATAGTTGTGACAGTGGCAGAATCAAATTTCAAGGAACTAGAAAAAGATTAATTGCGTTCGATGAAGAACCCACAGAAGATATTTATGACGAGTGTTTAGCAAGACAACACGCTAACGAACCACTAGATGTGATATTCTCTATGACCCCTCTTTTAGGTAAGTCATTTATGTATGAAAGATTGTACGAACCTTGGATGAACCAAGACCCAGATGCAGATGACGTGGAAGTGATAACGGCTTCGATTTACGATAACGAATATTCTTCTGCGGAAGTTGTTAAGAATTTAGAACGGTCTTTCAAAGGAACGCCAGACGAAAGGTCAAGATTGTTTGGAGAGTTCACAAGCAAGAGCGGGGTGTTGTATCCGTTGTGGAATCGGAAGATACATTTAGTAAAACCTAATACAAAGTATATTGATGAGAAATGGACTGTTGTCAGAGCTGTCGACCCACATCCGGCGACCTCAATATACTGCCTTTTCTTGGCGGTATCTCCAGCGGGTGAAAGTTTTTTAGTTAAGGAATATGTTTCTAAACCAACAGCAACTATAGCAGAGGCAGCAAAAGATATACTTCGATTATCCGAAGGAATGAATATTCTCTACACGGTAATTGATACCTCGGCGAATGCACAGGAAAGAACATCTGGTAAAACAACTGCTCAATTATTTAGAGACCAAGGTATACCAGTAAGAAATGCTATTAAGGATTTAGAAAGTGGTTATCATTGTTGTTCTATGGCTTTAAAAGGTGAAGTTGGCACAGATAGAGAAACTGGAAAGGAAATAGATATTCATAAGTTCTTTGTCTTTGATGATTTAAAAGAGTTTATATACCAAGTGGAACACACGGTCTGGGATGACTCTTCAAATAAAAGAGATATCGACCCCAAGCAAAAACAAAAGAAAAAACGAGACCATTTTATGGACTGTTGGAGATATTTAATGCGACAAAAGGTTGAACATATCCCAGAATTTATTTCAGGGGATTCCCCATACAGAAGTGGAAAATTTGGTTTGTATTAATGGTTAAATCAACTTACTTCGTTAAGAAATGGGGAAAGATGTTGCATATCTATGACCCTATTTTTAGACGTAATTTCTGGTACCAAAAAGTTAAAGACAAAGAAGAATCTAAGAAGATATTTAAAAAACTTGGAATAGATTATGAGTTCAAAGATAACACAAGTGGTGGTTTTGCTGTTTATGAGAAGTTCGGTCAAGAGATATGTATAATGTGGACTGGCGGTAAAAGCAATGATATAGTTCACGAGTGTACACACGCAACAAGATGGGTTATGGAAATGGCGGGAATAGAACATACCAAAGAAACAGATGAAATATACGCTTACCATACTGCCTTTTTATTTAGAGCAATAACCCAATTGGGGAGATAAGATGAAAGCCAAACGCAATAGTCTGATGAGAAGAAGCCAAAAGAGAAAATCATACACAAAGAGAAAGGGTCGTACAAACCCTATGTTATCTATGAAGAGAAAAATGACAATGGCGAGGTATTAAGTGGAAAAGAAAACAGAGAAAATAGTTCAGCCAGAAAGCCCTATAGACACAAAATTTATATACGGACAGGACATTAGTCTAAGCAAAGAAAGACAGAAAGAGATAGTTGAATATTTCAGGAAACAAATATCTGATGCAAAAGAACACAGGAAAGACAAGGAAGCAGAGTGGCAAGAGAATTATGACTTACTAAATAACATAAGACCTGCTAAGTCCGAGCCTTGGGCTGGTGCGACAAACACACCCTTGCCAATGGCTGCGGAACTTAACGATACTGTGTTTGAAAATGTTATGGATAGATACCAGAACCCTAACGGAATATATAACGTAAACGGTCTTGATGAATATTCAATGCAATACGAAGAAGATGTTGAGGACTTTATTAATGCTAGGTTAGAATTAGACCCTGACGAATTTAAAACTATAGATAAGTTAGTACACAGATTTGTTCACGATGACACCTGCGTTATGTTGCAGACAATGGAATTGTGCGATAAACCCAGACTTAAATGGGAAAAGAAAGGTGGAGTTGTTGGTGCGGTTGCGGGTGTGGCGGATAAAGTCGCTGGGGCATTTGGAGCCAAGACATCATTTGGATATAACCTTGTAAAAGAATATGACGAATATGTTAAACCTAAAACTGTTGTTTACGCAATGGAAGATGTTATAGTCCCTATCGGGGCTGTAGATGATGTAGACAAGGTTCCGTTTGTTGCGTTTGTAGATTGGAAAACCAAGGAAGATGCAAAAGAAAAGAACTTCTACACTCCCAATTATTATAAGAATTTAGATGAGTTGGATAAGGTATCTCCGACAGATAGTAGAGATGCTGGAACAGAACAGGTTAATGAGATAGCAAATCTTTCTGGTGATAATCCTTCTGCACTTCCTTTTATCTGTTTATACGGTAAATACGATTTAGATAAGACAGGGGAACGTAAGGATGTTTATTTAGTATTTGAATATAGTTCTGGAATATTTTTAAGGTGTTCTCATTTACAGACATTCCACGGTGGTAGACCTGCCATATCTGGTTCAATGATACCAGTACCGGGGAAGTGGTATGGCACGTCTTTAACAACCATATTGAAGCCCTTGCAGTATGAAGCAGAGGCGATAAACAATCAGACATTAGACAACTGGAATTTATGCGTTAATAAGGTTCTAAAGCGGGTTAAGGGAACGAAGATAAAGACATCAAACGGATATGTTAAACCGGGTATGATAGTAGATGTTGATAACGAAACAGATTTAACTATGTTGAATTTAGGAACCGTAGATTATAACTCCCTTCCCCTATTAAACAAGATTATAGGGTTTGAGAATACAAGGGCTGGTATAAGTCCTGCTTATGGTGGAAACACCGATAGTTCCGACCCTAGAGCTTCTGGCAAGAAAACTGGTATGTTGATAGCCCAGAGTTCCTTGAGGGTTAAGATATTTGTTTATAGATTTAATTCTATGATGGAGAAAAGAGCCAAGATGATAGTGTCTGGCTTTGCACAGCACGGGGATAAGGAACTGGATTATCGTATTTGGGACTATAAGACTAATTCTTATGTTATTAAAAAACTCGATAGAGATGTTCTACAAAACGGAAAGTTCCAATATGTGTTGAACGGATTATCTATGGCCGGGTCTAAGGATGCGGAGAAACAAGACGAGTTATTCCTTTATGATATGTTGTTAAAGAGTCCGATATTCTCTCAACCGCCTAGCGTGTTGGCACAGTTTGCACCTGCACAACTTAGAACGTTAATAGAGAATACAAGACAGTTGTTCAGGAAGTATGATAAATCTCAAATGGAAAGATTGGTTCCTAATCACGAAGAATTATTGCAGTCGCTAGAACAGACAGTAATGGCAAAAATAGAGGGCGAACTTAAACAGGCGGCAGCACAAATTATGCAACAGTCAAAACTAAGTCCCGGTGAGCAGCAACTTGCTATGGCTGGGCAAGGAGAACAGAGTGGAAATAATCCCGCTTCCCAATCGAGTCCTATGCAGGGTATGTCCCAAGGACAGTAAGATAGTCTTACTAAAGACTAGAAAGAGAAGAACCGAAACAAAGATAGCAGAAGTGATGAAGTGCGGAGATGGTGTTAAATCCGTAGAGAAAGGAAGTAAGATAGTAATAAGTGGTTATTCTGGTAGAAAGTTAAAGAAAGATAATGTCGAGTATTTAGTAATAGATGAATCAGAAATACAGGCGGTGGTCAATGTCTGAAATATATTTACAGTTTAAGGATGGAGAAGGCTGGAAGGTTATAGAACGGTCTATTATAGAAGAGCTGTTAAACTATAAAGGCAAGTTGGCGGCACTTCCTAGAAATATAGAGAACACTAAAGACCCAATAGCTTTCACCATAAAGAGTGTAGAATTGGCAACACAGATAAGAACATTAGAACAGGTATTAGAAATGCCAGAAGAAATACTAAAGAAACTAGAAGAAGAAAATAAACAATAGGCATTTGCTCTTTGACATACGTTATAGAACATTTGTACTATTGTTATTGTACTGATAGCTTAGCAGAGCGTTAAACTGCGAGGAGTGTAAATGGAGAATATCCCAGTCGTAAAAACAGATGCTACAGAGAAACCCGGTAGCGAATCAGCTTCGACAACTGATAACAAGGGAACCACCGAACCAGCAAAAGGCACGTCTTCTCCAGACGATAAAGGGAGTAGCCAAGATGCTGAGAGGGGAAACGTCCCCACTTCAAGACTCAATGAGGTGATAGGACAGAGGAATGTAGAAAGGCAGAAGAGAGAAGAACTGGAAAGGAAAGTAAGGGAATTGGAATCACGGTTTTCGGCACCTGCACCTGTACAACAGAGCGGTGGCGACACTGATGAGATATTCACCAATCCCAACGGGGTCATTGATAAAAGAGTGAACCCTCGAATGTCTGCTGTAGAACAACAGTTAAATAACATTGAAGCCCAGAATATGGAATCTTCTCTTAGGTCGGATTATGAGTCCAACCCTGTTCTGCAAAAGATGTACGGTTCCTACGGTGAAATGGCTTATGCTTTAGATACCTACGCCTCACAGATTGGATTCAATAAGGTTCTTACACCCAGAGAACGCAGACTTGTATACTCTAACTTTATAGAAGCAAAAAAGGGAGATATGATAAACGTTGCTATGGATTTAGGAAGAGAGGAAGAAAAGAAACGCAGGGAAATTATCCCCACAACTTCTGATGTAGCAGGTTCCAATGTAGTACCTGTGAAGGGGAAAGAAATAAGCCTCTCCAAAGAAGAAATGGCTTTTATGGACAAAATTGGTTTAACCAAGGAAGCATATAAGGCATTTATGGAGAAGGCAGAGATTAAAGGGACCAAGACCAGCGTCAAACATCCCGACCTTTAAGGAGGAACTATGGCTATCAAATCATCGAAAGTCGAAGAAGAAGTGCCAGAGATAAAAAGCGAAGACACGGCAGTGAAGCATAAGTTTGGTAAAAAAAGCCCGTTCTCGTTCAAAAGATGGGATTATAGGGATAAGAACCATGCTTATAGATATATTAACCTAGACGATGCTGAAAGGCGTACCGACGAGGGTTATGCGATTGTATCTAAAGAAGAGGTTGAGAAAATTAAACCTATTGCTGGTAAGTTCAATGCTTCTGGTGCTTGGGAACTAAGGGGTACTATCCTCATGCGTTGTCTTCTTTCTGTTTGCAAAGAACGTAATAAATACCACCAGAATATGTGGAAAACGCAAATTTCTGGAGATAAACAGAGATTACAAGAGGAAGCGGATAAGAACGATGTAGAGTTAATTGACAATCGTTAATGTTCCTCCCTCTGTAATTACGAGGAGGATTTAACATGGCTGTACAAACAGTAAGACGTAGTGAATACGTGGGAGAGCTTAACGGCGACCACGGGTCAATGTTGTCTTTCCCTGAAGCGGCAACCCAGACGTTTAAATGCGGCGACTTGGTGTATCTTGCTTCTGGAAAGGTGACAGTGTGTCCTGATAACGGTGTAACGATTATGGGTGTTGCTGCGACTGATGCGACCGGAACGACTGATACCGCTATCAATGTAGTTGTTTTAACACCTTCAAGTATCTTATCACTGTCGGTGTACAATTCTACTGCTGCTTCTGCTATTACTGCGGTAGCACAGGTTGGATTGAAATATCCTATTGAAAATGTTTCTGATGTAATTAGGATAGACAATTCAGACCAGACGACACCTTCTTTGGTGGTGATAGGAATAGACAAGCGTGATAATATGGTTGTCGGCGACCAGTATGGTCGTTATCTCTGCACGGTTATGTCTGCTTGTTTACAGACAG